GGCCTTGCTCAGCGCGAAGAAGATCCCGTCGTCAGTCTTGATTGGCTTTGTCCAGCTTGGGCAGCCATAGACAAAGGCGAACAGCAGGGCCTGCTGAGAATTAAGCCCCCACTCCAATGCCTTTACCTGATTGATCGTGACGGTGAATTGCATATCAGGCCTCGGCCAGCTTGTACTGAGCCCAAAGGCCGGCAATCCAGTTGACGCCCTTGGGAGTGAATTTGGATTGGTTGTAGGCGTGGCCGCTGTCGCTGGTGCCGGCTTTTACTTCGAAGCGGCCGGCGTCGATGTGAGGCTGGTAGGCCTGCCACTCGCCGCCCATGCGGTACATGATCTTTTTGTCGAGCAGGAACTCGCGGAAACGCGCTTCATTGGCCTTGAGCAGTTTGGCGACCTGGCGGAAGCCTTTCAGACCGGTAGACTCAACATATTTTTCGACAAAGGCGATCTTCGGCGCAGCTTCAATAAGCGCCTGATTGGCAGCCTGCTGAAGCTCGAACTGCTCAGCCCAAGCGCGAGCGGCGGCGGCAGGATTGGAGAAGTCAGGAAGCGTTGCCAGGACGCGTGGGCGAACCTGCTCTTCGAGTTCGGTCCAGCGGCGCACCACCGCCCTTCTCATTTTGGCGCTGTAACCAGTCAGAAGGGTCTCGGTCAGCTCTTTATCCAGCAAATACTCAGTCTGCTCACGATTCATGCTGTCCAAATAGATGTGAGCAAAATCGCTCACATCTTCTTCGAGCTCAGACGCCATTGCTTGGATGTCGCGCTTTACATCGGGATGACGCTTCCCCGTGAGTTCAGCAATTTCGCGAGACGACATGGTGGTACGCGACACGTTTTCAGAATTCGAAAAACGTGTCGCGACATTCGCGGGGGTATTGACGAGAGAAGATTGTGTATTCATTATTGCCTCGCTGAAGTAGCAATGAGCCAGGCCACGAACCTGGCTTTTTTGTGCCTGCGATTTATGCGCGGGCTTTGTGCAACTCAATCACCGCCCCGATAGCCTCAAGGCTCGCCGACATGTACTTGGCGTGCAGGGCGCGGATCTTCTTTGCTTCGTTCGAATCGATTTCGCCGTCTTCCAGGGCGGAAGCCACCATCTGGTCAAGCGCACCACGCTGTGCGGATGCAGCCAGTGAGCGCTGATACAGATCGACGTTGTCCAACTCCCCCGCTTCCGGGATCTTCACGAACACGCCGCCGTACATCGCGCAGATGTAGTCCGGCAGGTGCTCGGTCTTCGTTTCGCTTTCCAGCACGAAGATCTCGGCATCGCTCAGCGGCTTACACCCGGCGGTTTCATAGATCTGGTTCTCCAGGCGCTTGTCCTTGATGCCAAGGCGAGCAGCTGCGCAATCCATCCCGCCAGGGAAAGCGTTGGACACGGCCGCCATTACTTGGCGGCGGGTCTCTAGTACGGGCGTTTTCATGTCCTAGTTTTTCCTTGGGTCGGTTGCGGTCAAGATTGCTTCGTCGCTGGAATGGCCTGGGGGCGCTCATATCTGGTATGAGCAAAATTCCGGACCTTTTAAGGGCGGAAGAAATGCGTTAAGCGGCGATCGGGTAAATATCTGGACGAAGCTCATGGCGTGGAATGCCGGTGGCTTGCTCTACTGGAATAACTCGCTCAGCTGGGATGCGACCTGTTGCGCACCACTTCTGAACGTTTTGAGGCGTACAGCCAAGAACGCGAGCAAGGGCGGACTGGCTTCCTGCTGCTTCAGCTGCACGCACGGCTGCGTTCTGGTTCATAGGCACCTCTAAAATTTGACTTACAACGCAAAGTTACAGCCTCTCCCAAAAAACTACAACTGAGAATTGCAATGCTGGCTACAACGACTAGTTGTAAAGTGTCTCTATGAGCACAATCGGAAAAAGAATCGCTGCTGCACGAGAGGCTGTCGGGCTGAACCAGTCGGAACTCGCTCGTCTATTGGGGGTTAAGCCTCAGTCCGTCCAGGCTTGGGAGGCGGACAAAAATGTTCCCCGCCCGAAGAAACTTGAAGGAATTGCAGGCGCGCTGAAGGTTTCAATCTCCCACTTGATGGGTGAATCGGGCTCATTTAGCACTCCACACTTCACTCCTCTGACGGGCTCCGAAATCAAAGGCGCTGCGGCCAAAAACCTGAGGATCAGCTCGTCCGGCGGAGTGGAAAAAATCCTCCGTGATGTAGTGTCCCGCGCGCTTCAAAAAGGGGAGCTCGGAGAGAGTGATGTGTCACTTCTTACAGCCATGGCAAATGTCATGATTGAAAGAAACGTTTCCACCGGGGAAAACGTGCCAAATCTTCCTGTTGAATTGGATGCACTCGCAGAATCCGCGTTTAAAAATGCAGACGCTGGCGGTGATTCGGGAGATATGGTGAAGATGATCGGTCATGGCCTTAAGAAGTCAGTAGCCAAGGAAAGCGGCCCTACACATGCAAAACGCAAAACCGGAACCGATTGACATTCCACTCGCCCTTTATCTCCAGGGCGAGGCTGTTGTTGACCCAGACGTGAAGGGTCAGCACCCACTTTTCTACGGCACCATCAGCGGGCTGAAAGGCTACCGTAGAGACCTCCATGCATACATAAAGGTATTGCCTGCCGAGCGATTGTTCGCCGAAACCATGAGCGCGAGCATCGGGAGATATTTTGGCCTACCTATTCCCCTAACTGCTCTTGCGGTTGCCCGCGGAAAAGACGTTGGGCGAGGACAGGGTAAGTGCATCGTATTGGCGAGCGTGGACACCAATGCGGTGCCTATGAGCCGCGTGATCAATTTCGACAAGGTCTCACACTTACTCAATAAGTGGTCACACCTGCATGCCGCCATTGTCTTCGACGAACTCCTAGCTAACACCGACAGGAATTTGCGCAACCTCCTTATCGGTGGCGATGGAGCTATTTGGCTTATCGACCACGAGGAGGCGCTGTCAGCACCAAGCCTCCAAGCGAGCGAAAATATCCGGAACCATCTTCTGGGGATGGTCATCGGAGAGGTGTCTGAGTTTGAAAGACACCAGGCGTCCAAAAAGCTGAAAGATCGATCTGCCCCAGCATATACTGCTAACTTCAGGAAACATGCTGCGGCGAGTCAGCCGCATTATTGCCAAGTCGACCAGGCACATGTCGACAAAGTGGTGGACTTCCTCGAGTCACGCGTAAAACATATGAGCGCTCTAATGGATGGGGCTCTCGGCTTCAAACAGAAAACCATGGCGGTCTAAAGGATGCTCCCAGATCTCTCCGAATTCCCCAGCTTTCCTGAATATGAGGCGGATTGGGCCCCTGTTTACCTGGAGCCCATCGTTCAGTCCGGCGAGCGTCTAACTATTGCAGTGGTCGCAGCTTCTGGCGACGAGGTCAACGGCTGCCTCACTATTAGTGAGAAGGCCTTGAAATGCCTATATGGCAGCTCGGCGGTAGGCATGCAACGAATGATGGGGCTTGCGTTGTCCCGCGCCCTGGAATTTGCCGAAGGCGGCTTCGAGGGGCAGTTCTCATGCGGCATTCACGGAGTAGTCATCGGCAAGACCCGCAGGGGGTTGGGCAACAACATGACCCATATCCTCCAACAAGCATCCAGCCTTACCTCAAGCCTTTCCACCGTTCATGCCTCGGCTCTGATGGAAGAGGACGAAGAGTCAGACGATCCGGTAGCCTACGAGGCAAATCTTGGGCAGCTACGATCTGACATACAGGATCGAGTGCTGGGCATTCTCCCCCGCCTGAGGGATCGCTTTAACTTGCCTTTGCATACTCAAGCAATTCAGGGAGCGCGTGGCAGCCTGTTCTTTGCTGGCAATCGCATGGCAGCCAGCCTGGCCAAGATAAAACCTTCGAAGCAAATAAGTCGCCACGTAGACGGCGCCAAGAGCCGACTATGGGATCTGCATTTCGTTAAGCATAAGGTCGCCGACGCCCCGCAGAATAAATGCACGCTATTCATCTGGACGCCAAAGGAGCTAGACAGGTTTGATCCCTCGCTCATAGCGGAATACGAGCAAAGTCTTGAAGATCTCCAGCGCCAGAGTCTTGAAGACGGCATTGAGCCACACATTTTTTACGGCGCCGAAGAGGCAGCCGCTGCCATCATTGATTATGAGCGTGCTGCCTAGTCAGGCCTTCCCGTAACGCTCACCCCGCCATCTAAGACCACCTATAAGCCCCTGATTCCTAAGGGGCTACAATTTTCATCGCTCATAATTACAATTTAAAGTTGCTGATTACAATTTTAGGTTGTAGATTGAACCCATCGAGTCACCCAACATGGACTCGCCAGGGCCTCAGGGCCCGCCGCTCTTTAGCGACACCATTTCACCTTGCCGGATCACCACCGGCCCAGATTCGAAGGCAGCGATGAACCGGCCTCAACGGTTCAGAGGGTTGGCAACTGACCCGGGCGTGCAGCGTAAAACGTCGAAAGCAGTTATCCAGCGGGAGAACAAGCTGAAAGGCCCGCGGCTGGAGGAACAATTTGATTAAGCCAGTGACCGACGCCAGTAGCGGGTCACGGCGAACAGATTTCACTGGCTGGCCTTGGCGACAGGGCCAGACGGGAAATCAACCGCCTTGGGGGCAAGATGATGAACAAAGCTCAGACAGAACGGGTGCGGAAAATCGTGCAGGAGCTGTCGGAAAAAAGCGGCACCCACTTCGATGCCGCTTTTGAGGTTGCGATCAGCGCGATGAAATATCACGCGATCGAGGTTGTTCCTTGGAGCAAGGCAGGCATCGGCGGCTCAAGCGGGATAGAGAAACGCTGACCACTGATTCTCTTTGGCTTCACACACAAATATCGCTGCATTTTTATGTGGCGAGAGTGGGTTGGCAAATCTTTGTATCCGATCTCGCACGGATGTTACGTCTAGGGCGTTCGCACCATAGTAGGTGCCGGCTGGCATCTGATGTCTGACACCGCCAGTGAAAACCACCTCTCGCATAATTCCGATAGCGTCCATGTTTGCATGCAGACGCTCGTACTCGTCTGCGCCGGCGCCAAACAGCTCAACTCGCACCATATAATGCGGCATACCGATACTCCTTATCTCAACTGTGGAGATCGGAGCATATGGTTTTGCCTCGACTGTGGAAAGCGAGGAAACAGGGAGCCTGTCCCTGTAAAAACAGGCACCACGACAGCCTGTCGTTAACTGCCCGATCCTCTCTAAGAGAGCGCATTGGGGTGTGATCTGAGGCTAAGTCTCGGGCAGCGGATGAGCCAACCGGTCGCCTTCAGGGCTACCCCTTCCGCCGAATGCCGGTTGAGCCCCGGTCAGATCACACCCCGATGCGGACGAAACTGCGCCCTATAACCGCCCACCTGCATCTCAACCGACTACCGAGGATTTCTCGGCAGTTGCCTTCAATCAGAGGAATGGCAGCCATGTAAAACTGAGCGATTCACCTGCGCGGCGCGGCAAGCCTGAAGGCTGCGTCCAACACTCATACAGGCAGCGGACAGTAGGCCGTCGATGTCACCGCGCATCGGCCGAACGCGGTCGGCCACCCCAGCGCTCGAAGACAACTTGAAGCTGCAAACCCAGGCCGTCGCCAGCAGCGGGCCTGGGTGACTATCCTTTTAACTGGTCGATAGGTTTTTCAACCTCAACATCAACTTTTTCGGATTCAGGCGACTTCAACCCTTTGTGAGACTTAAACAAAGCATCACCGTACTGCAGAACCAAATAAGTCAGCGACAGAAAAGCACTCACGATTTGGAGCGTCGTCCAGTCATTCCAGTGTGCTGTTATTCCCCAGATAGAAAGGCCCATAAAAATTAGGTAGAGCAAATTTGCACACACAGCCGCGAGTACGAACTTATTTCTTTGGGCGAGCCACTGACTAGATCGATCTGATAGCCATGGAATTCCAGTAATCATGAGCAAAAGCTCAACTATTTTCCCCGGCAGCTTTCGCAAGAAGGTCCATATTTTTTTCAGGCAGTTCCAGATTGCACGCAACCTCTTTTCCCCATCTCAGTAATAGCTTTCGCAGATAACAAGTTTAACAGACAGGCTAACGTTTACTCCGCTCCCGACACCGCCCGAATGCACTCCCCTCCGCGCCCAATGGCAACCAGCGGAGCGGATGAGTGCATCCGAGTTTTGTTGGATCAACACCCCGCCGCTCTGGAGGCGACCATGTCAGCTCTACGCAAGCCCATCCCGGAAGACGACTTTCTCGACACGGAAGCAGGTCGGGAATGGTTGACCGAGTCGGTCGACGATCTGCTTTATCGGCGCCACGTCGAGGCACCAAATCCTGTAGGCCGAAGCAAAGTTCTGGTCAACGCTGACCACTTACCGGAGGCGCTGGCCGATCACATGGCCGCGAACCCTGATCCCGATCGGTACATCGAGAAGATCCTGATCGAACTGATCTGTCGCGGGGATGGCGGTGTACTGCACAAGTGGGCCGTAGAGGCAGTTGGCGGCGATCCGCTGGTTGTTCGAAGGCTCGCCGGCGACCTGGTTGCGGTGCATGCCAACGAGTACCGAGATGCCAAGCGCGAAAGCGATCGCGTAGAGCGGGAGTGCGGGTTTTGAGCCCGCACATCTTGATCGACCAAGCCCTTGATGGAGTGTCGGCGCCCGCCGGCGAAGAAGATATCAGCCTGCTGGTACAGGGGCTGATCACCCGCCTCTTCACTGACGGCGCGATCACCACCGACGAGTTCAACCACTACTGCAAACGCCTGCGTGACACCTGTCAGCGGCGCAGGGAGGACGCATGAGTACGCCACCGGTTAAATCACTGATCGACGAGCAGCTAGAGGACATCGAACACAAGATCGCCCTGCTCGGCTTCGGCCTTCCCTTTAATGAGGTGATCGGCCGCAAGCGCGAGGATCTGGTCGCAAATCTCCCGCAGCGTCTGGCGCCATCCATGAAAGGCAAACGGATTGCGGTAAGGGTTCGGCCGTGACCGGTCGCCAGCTTGCCCGCCGCATTCTGATTCGGCGCGGATCGTTCTCTGCCATCGGCGTTTTCACCTTCTTGATGCTGCTCAGCGCCCTCGCCGACCACATCACTCAGTAAGCAACGCATTCAATCGCTGCGCGTAGCGCCGCAAGGAACAATCATGTCCGCTCAAAGTGTGACGCCAGTGGCGCACGACCGAAACCTCCACGTCCTTCCGCACGCTGCAACCAGCACCAGCGCTCTGGTATTGGACGGCGACAGCCTAGACAAAATGATGCGTCTGGCCGAAGTCATGGCCACCGGCCGAGCCACACTTCCGAAGCATTTCAACGGCAACCCGGCGGATTGTCTGGCGGTCGTCATGCAATCGATGCAGTGGAAAATGAACCCGTTCGCCGTGGCGCAGAAAACGCACCTGGTGAACGGCGTATTGGGATACGAGGCACAGCTGGTGAACGCCGTGATCACCACCTGCGCGCCGGTGGTGGATCGCCTGCACTACGAGTGGTTCGGTGCCTGGGAAAAGGTGATTGGCCAGTTCGACATCAAGACCAATAGCGAAGGCAAACAATACCGTCAGCCGGGCTGGAAGCTGGAGGACGAGCAAGGTTTGGGCGTGAAGGTCTGGGCGACCTTCCGCGGCGAAGACGAGCCGCGAGTCCTTGAGTTGCTGCTTGCCCAGGCTCGCACTCGAAACAGCACGCTCTGGGCTGACGACCCTCGCCAGCAACTGGCGTACCTCGCCACCAAACGTTGGTCGCGCCTCTACTGCCCGGACGTGATCCTTGGCGTGTACAGCCCGGATGAGTTGGAAGAAACCGCACCAACCATTCGTGATGTATCGCCAGCGCGCGGAGCAGCAGCTGCAGAGCTCCCGCCCTACCCCGACGAAAAGCTCGCAGAGAACCTGCCGAAGTGGCAGATCGCGGTCGACGCAGGCCGCTCTGCTCCCGATCACCTGATCGCAACCGTCAGCAGTAAATTCACCCTGAGCGAAGAGCAGATCGCCAAGATCAAAGCGCTCGCGCCAATTGAAGGAGACCAAGAATGAAAATCCACAATGTCGCTCAGGGTTCCGAAGCCTGGCATGCGCTTCGCGCCAACTACTTCACTGCTTCAGAAGCGCCGGCGATGATGGGCGCCTCGAAGCAGATGAAACGCACCGAACTGCTGCACGCAAAAAAGACAGGCCTCGATCGAGACGTGTCGTGGTGGGTGCAGAAAAACCTCTTCGACAAAGGGCACGAAGCGGAGGCACTTGCTCGGCCGATTCTCGAAGGCCGAATCGGAGAAGATCTGTTCCCCGTCGTCGGCACCGAAGGTGACCTGCTCGCATCCCTCGACGGCTGCACAATCCTCGGAGACGTGCTGTTCGAACACAAAATGTGGAACGAGCAACTTGCTGCCGACGTTCGCGCCGGCAACCTCGATGCGCACTACTACTGGCAGCTCGAACAACAACTGCTGGTGAGCGGCGCCGATAAGGTGATCTTCGTCTGCTCCGATGGCACTGAAGGAAACTTCGTTTCGATGGAATACACACCGGTACAGGGCCGAGCCGAGACACTCGTCGCAGGCTGGAAACAGTTTCAAGCCGACTTGCAGGGCTTCACTCCCGCCGAGGTTGTGCCAGAGCCCGTTGGTAAAACGCCGGAATCCTTGCCAGCGTTGCGCATCGAAGTGACCGGTATGGTGACGGCGAGCAACCTTGAGCAGTTCAAGGCTCACTCGCTCGCTGTCTTTGGCTCGATAAACACCGAGCTGGAAACGGATCAGCACTTCGCCGACGCAGAGAAAGCGGTCAAGTGGTGCGGTGATGTGGAGGAGCGGCTTGAGGCTGCGAAGCAGCACGCCCTGAGCCAAACCGAGAGCATCGACGCGCTGTTCCGCACCATTGACGAGATCAGTGCCGAAGCCCGTGCGAAGCGCTTGATGCTCGACAAGCTGGTGAAGGCTCGCAAGCTCTGCATCCGTGAAGACATCGTCATGGATGCAGCCAAGGCGCTGCAGGTCCACATCGACCAGATCAACGCTTCACTGGGCGGTAAAGCGCGCATGCCGGCGGTGCCTGCAGATTTCGCCGGAGCCATCAAAGGCAAAAAGACGATCAGCGGCCTGCGTGACTCTGCCGATTCCGAGCTGGCTCGGGCAAAGATTGCCGCCAGCCAGATCGGGGACAACATCCGGAGTAACTTGGCCAGCCTGGACGAGCTTGCCGCCGACTACCTCTTCCTGTTCAACGATGTGCAGCAGTTGGTGATGAAAGCGAACGACGACCTGGTCGCGCTGATCAAGGTACGGATCTCGGAACACCAGAGGGCAGAGGAGCAGAAAGCTGAAGCGCAGCGTGAACAGATCCGTCAGGAGGAGCTGAAGCGAATCGCGGGCGAGGCGAAAGCTAACGCACCGGTTGAGCGTGCGCCAGACACCAGCCCGCCGCCGGTGAAAGCCTCCTCACCGATTCAGCCTGCGTCGAAGCCAGCAACCACAACCACGGCGCCGGTGAACCTGCAAGCTGAGGTGTTCGATCTGGAAGCGCTGATCCATGCCGTCGCTGGTGGCCATGCCCCGATTTCGGTTCTGACCGTGGACTGGGAGAAACTCGATGGTCTGGTCGCCGCCCAAGGCGCCAAGCTCACCATGCCCGGCGTAAGACTGGTCAAGGTAGCCGCGTGAGACGTTCCAGACCACAACAACGCAAACGACAGACCTGGCTGGCGCTGCCGGCCGGTGGCTTAGAAGAGGTTATCCATGGCCAAGAGTGGACAAGAACGATCGGCGAAGGCCGCCGAGAAGCGTATCGAGTACGACGAGAAGGAATTGCGGCACCGGCTACGGCTGGGCACCCGGCAGAAGCTTGAAGAACTGATGGTCTGGAACGAAATCGAGGAAATAAGCGAGGCGATCCAGAACCTGATCTTGAACGCTCATTCGCTCGGGTCGACGCTTTCTTATCAGGCCATCGGAAGCCTGCGCCACAAAGTGCAAATAAGCGAAAACGTGGCGCGGATGTTCGAGCGAGAGTCGCGCCGGGAGCTAGCGCGCGATTCGGGTGATGAGACAATCATCCCAGCTTGATCTCGCCGGTGCGAACCTGCCTCCAAAGCTCTTCTAGTTCGTGTACAGCACTCTTAACTTTGCCTTGCAAGTCTGCGAACTCTTCGTCGCGACCTGGTCGGTTAGGGTCCGTATCCCCCTCAACGAATTCATTCGACTCTTTAATCTTTTCGTTAACCTTGCTCGTCAAACGTTCGTACTCGCGGCGGAACTCTTCGTTTGTCATTTCCACTCCTTGTGCCCGGCCCCATGCCGGTCACCCGTAATACCACACCTACAGCTTCAAGAAAAAGCTGAACAGGCATACAGCTGCACCCAATGACAAAACTACAGGAACACCAATTTCTACGAACGCTAAACGCATATTCTGAGATTTCAAAAGTAACCTAAAACGATTATCGAACCTTTCAAGGGACTCTGGAATTCGGGTATTTGTAATTATACTTTCAGTAGATTCAAGGGAATTTTTAATCTGCTCCAAGGTATTTTTTACCCCTTGAATAGACTGACTCACACTTCCTCCCGGCGTCCTGTCGACTTGCTGCAGTTGTTCGATGTGAGAATCGAATCGGAGAATACTTTCATTTACCCGGCTGAGTAGTTCCTCGTATGCCTTCATTGACCTAGACTCCTGCAGCCACCAGGTATATAGCGTCGACTGTTTAGGATTATCAGGGTAGTCGGCCCCTGTAGCACCTAATTTTGCGCCTGTCACGAAAGTGAGCTTCGTTCCTGTTATACGAATCGACCACTCCGAATAAAATTCATAGCAATACCACAGAAAGTGAAGAAAAGTGTAAGCAAGAACTATAGAAAGCCCCACCATGAGTTTGGATGGCGTAACTCCGACAAGCTTAACTCCGAATATTGAAAAATCGTTCCCAGCCGAAATCTCACCCACAATCAGTACAATAATCAACATAGATACCAACATCAGATTTCGCCGTAACTTCGCGGCTGTTTCCGATATATCGAAGCCAACAGGCTCGCCTAATACTTTCGCGATTTCCTCTCGCGTTGGGTGCTGCCTCACTTCGACGCTCCTGAACTTGACTAGACACCCAGTGTAATACCCCAATCCAAACCAAATTGCCACCACGGTCACGGATGGCGGCGCCTGACTGGAGATAATCCATGACCCACAACTGCGCATACGTACGCCAGCACTATCAGGTGCCCGCCGAAATCGGGCGCCGCGTCATCGCATACGGTAAGCCCGGCGTCATCCTGGCCGATCGCGGCCACTACATCGGCGTGGTGCTGGACGAAGACCCGAAGAAGCGGATCAGCAACTACCACCCCACCCACGAAATGCAGTACGGCGAAATAGCCGAGACGCTGCCTCTGAAAGAATGGCTGGTCCTGCCGTTCAAGCATGACTGGGATGATCTCAACTCGAGCCGCGAGGCCCGCGAAGATCTGGTCAGGGTGTGGGCGGCCACTCGAGGCCAGGCCAAGTACAAGGCCTACGAGCGGCTTCAAGATTATTGCCACAGCATCAAGGCGATGCTCCACTTCAAAGTCCGGCGCGCCTGATCTGCCCTCATCTATTGCGCTGAATACTCGTCGCAGGACTGTTACAGGTCTTTTGGCCTCAACCAGTGATCGAGAAGCGGTAGTAGATTAGCCTTCGCCTCTTCAAAAGCTCGAACTATGTGGCGACGAAGGTAAATACCTTGACCTCCGAAGGTAAAAAAAACATCGTCGTCGTACAGAGATTCTTGCTTAAAGTCTCCCACAGCGATGACGCATCCTTTGCCAAATACAACATTGAATGAGGCGATTAGATTTTCATCTGCCTTGTGGTTTTCTGAGTCGGGATGACAGACCGCGTCGCGCACGTACTTGATCAGGTCGGAGACATCTTTGACTTTTCCAGCGATCAGAACATCGTCAGTAAACGATATCCGCTTCGCATACCGATCCGATTTGTACATCAGGGCGCGAAGTGAAATCAGAGAGTCAATAAAAGCGGACCTGAAAAACACATTCCGCGAGTTTTGTGGATGGAATATCCCACTAACTAGTAGCCCATGAACAATTTGTAGGGACTGGGCTACCTCGGTTTGCTCCGCAAAATCCATGAACGCTTTCCTTTTTCAAGCCCTCCAGCGGGCCGAACACAAATACCCCACTTCTACGAATCACGCCAGCCGGCGAGGCAGGCGTATGCCTGGAGAATGCTTATGAGCACTTTTGCTGTGTTTGGAATGACCATTGATGTCGCCACCGCCGAGGCGCGCAAGAAAACGAGCGGCACCCGCAAGAACCTGAAGGCTCCAGGTGGCGTCGAGCCAATACCGGAGCGTGAGTGGCTTGAGATGGTTCGTAAGCGTGCTGAGAAGATCGTGGGGGGGGGCTACAGTGCGTAAGCTCTCGCCAATGTTCGACGCGCCGCAGTACGCCGAGCAGTTCATGGAGTTGGCTCGCAAGACTTTGCGCTGTCGTGACCTGAAGATCAGGGCAAAAGCGGTAATGACTGACACCAAGGGAAAGTCAATCCTCAATCCGAAAACCAAGGTGCCGAAGGTTGGTTTTTCCGAGTGGCCACCGAAGCCTGTTGAGCAGCAAGAGCAGGCTGCATGACCTGCCCTCACCTATTGCGCTGAGGGCAGGATAAAACCTTACGCTTAAAAATCAGCCTTTCTTTCCTGGTGCTGACGGAGCATTACCTCTATTGCCTCCAGACACTCCACCCGTGGTGCTCGGCCAATTACCGCCTGGTCCGGGGTGACTCGAGGGGCCTCGAGATGAGCCCCCCTCCTCCTTTACCCGACCCGCCAGACCCGCCACCGGTTTTACCGCCGCCACCTTTAGACATTTTGACCTCCTTGGATTTGGGAACTGCTCCTCAAGAGTAGGTCATGCAAAACGAAACCATGCTCCGCCTGTCTGGAGCGCTCACAGTCTACTAATCACGCCAGCCGGCGAGGATCCCCTATGTCCGCACAACAGATCGACGAAAAGAAACTCGAGCGCGCGATCCGCAAGATCAAGCACTGCCTGGCACTGGCTCAGAGCGCCAACGAGAACGAAGCTGCTACGGCGCTGCGGCAGGCCCAAGCACTAATGCGCGAGTACCGTCTGACCGAAATGGATGTGAAGCTGAGCGACGTCGGTGAAGTCGAATCGCAATTCTCCCGGGCCGAACGCCTGCCGACATGGGAGCGGAACCTGAGCGGAGCAGTTGCCCACGTGTTCGGGTGCACCTCACTGTATGGCCGGCAGTATTGCAAGGAAAAAGATCGGATCATCGCCCGTGTTTCATTCGTGGGGGTTACACATGCCCAGCACATCGCCATGTATGCGTTCGAGGCGTTGTTGACGAAGCTGAAATTTGCCCGCAAGCAATATGTCGCCGCAGTGCGAGCTGGTGTGCACCGCAGCGCGTACTCAGCCGAAACAGCAGGCGACCACTTCGCCCTGGCATGGGTCGGCGAGGTTTACGGGAAGCTGAGCGGCCTTGTTCCAAAAGGCGAAGACGAGACGCCGATCGCAAGCGACGGGCGCGACATCATCGCCGTTGAAGCGCAAGACAAGGCGCTGATCACCGAGTACCTCGCAAACAAAGGCGTAGGCAAAGCCCGCAAGGCGCGTGACGTCGATATCGACCTGAATGCGCAAATCGCGGGAATGCTCGCTGGCCGCAGGGTGGATCTGCACGCCGGCATCGCGCGCGGCGGCGAGGATACTCTCGCCCTTCCCCCAACAGCCTAAACCGCCATCAATAAATGCTCGTGCGCCTTATCCATTGCCATGATCGAAACCTCCGGTATTCGCAGTGTCTTTGCACAACCTAAATCGCTGTTGAAGCGGGCCGCCTGGCAGGCTTATGTCTTCTACTGCAACGTGTTTCGCGCCGCACATCGGACAAACGATGGCTAGTCCGCCAATGGATGGGTCATCGTGTAGTTCTGCCTTGAAATCTTTTCCGCACCTCTCTGACTGGCATTTCATTTCGCTTCTCCAATTGGGAACTACCAGAACCATCGTGCCGCTCTTCTTTGCACCCCGCAAGCACTAGAAAAGGGTAACCGTTTGTCGATCCTCGTGCGCAGCGCGAAAAAAATGCTTAAGGCCGGTTAAAACTAATTTTCGACGCCATCCACTGCCCGTTGATCATACAGGGCAGTGGATACAGATCAGCTCACAGAAGACTTCAACAGCCAACAACGTCGATAATTCCATGCAAGTTTTTTCGATTCTTCAGTCACTGGCGGATGAAAAAAACTACCGCGCCCTTCAACCAATATAGCTGCTGCGGACAACGCGTTAATAAGATTGATCAGCCGAAGAAAGTTCGCTGCTGATGCGTAGCCTTCGAACAGCCCATGTGAAATCCCATGCCTATTTAGGAGAGTTTCACGAGTATATAAAGACGTATGTTGATAGAGGGCAGTTTCGATGAATACAACAACATTACCCAGCATTTGAATACGTTCATGAAATCGCTCAAAAAACGCTAAATTCATCTGATCTGGGTACCATCCATACCCGTCTAAAGCGGCATCAACTTCTTGCTGCTTCAGTTTCTTGAAAACCCGTAGCAGGGAGCGAGCATCCACTCTTTCGCCAATGGATAGACCAATATCGTTACCCATTGTTCTAATTATGCCCTCTACGCATGGAATCAGGCCTGTAATCGCCACTCCGTAAAGCCCTAAAAAATATGCTTTTATAGACTCACTTATTTGATCCGCATACTTACTCATCGTCCTTTTCTTACGATATACACTCTCAACAAGCGCTGCCAACGACTCACAATCAAACATGCCAATCAAGCCAGCATCTGCGATTTTCAGCTTCTCCTCCATTGTGGAAGCGCAGTGAACTGCGAAGGCTAGCTTGCTAAGCATGCCCATCTGATAATAGGGCGGAACAACGATATCTACCGACAGAAAATCATCTCGCATTCCAGTCAAACCTGAATGCGTTATCGGAACATTCAAGTTTTTAGGAAAAAAAGCAATAACATCTGGCGTACTAACTCTATAACCTTCAATTCTTTGAAAAGTGTCTATCACGGCGTCCTCTATACGCCAACCATGTGCTGCCTGTTTTGTAAGACACTCCTGTACAGAGCGCAAGCCTCTTTTTAATGCTTGCGTTCTAAAACAAAGCCGATAAGCCGCAGCAATATCCATATTAAATGCCCTCTTAGATGTTAAGTATTTCGCCAAAAAATGACATAAAAAATGTCATCAAAAACCCAGAAGTGCCTTCATAACATTCTTATTGAAAACCGCCATACAACATCTCTGTTAAGTCGCCGATCGCGTCGACCGAACAGCACTAAGCCTGAACTGGCTCACCATTCTTTGGCGTCACTACAACTTCCCAAGAGCGGTTATGCTCTGCAAACTCATAAGCAATGTTGAATCTTCGAAACTTTAACTCCTCCAAACCGTTTAGATATCCTATGACTAACCATCCAGAGGTCACAAGTACGTTAGCTGGGAAATTTTTAGTGAAGCTGGTCTTCTCACGCCCTCCCAACATATCCATCTTGAAAACTGTTTTAGAATCATACCCTACTTCGACGCAAGTAATTGTTTGACCAGCATTGACTATCGTGATATCAAAATCAATCCCATGGCCGCCTTGACCAGTGAATCGACCTGAGAGCGAAAACTTTGGTTCTACCGAAGCAGCCAACCTTTCATGTTCTAAAGCAGTGTTAGCTTTTTGCATAGCAAACTGATCTCTTGAAACTTCTAAAGATTCCTTTTGCTGATCAACAGATGATCTAAGCTCGTCGGCCTGAAGCAATAATGCCGCTGTTCCCTGCCTAAGCTCTATACCTTGCTGGAAGAACCCAAGAACAAGCCACAGAATCGCCAAAGGGCCAAATACTCCTGCGAGAAAATCACCGACCCCATTTAGTTCCATCGCCTGAAGACTCTGGAGCCGATCCCCTACAAGCCACCAAATAAATACAGCATAAAAGACTGTGAGCACTATCCCTGTTAACGCCAGCACCCTACCCATTTTGCCTCTCCAAAAAAATCGAAAGATCGGCTAATCCTGCATCAAGGACTCGCCTCAAGGGTTCCTAATACCGTAGGAACGGATCAATAACAAGGAAGCTGTATGACACACAGCACTGGCCGCTGAATCTTCCTATCCCGAGCGCGATCCCCTGCCGGCAATCATTGAGAAATACCCGAACAGCGATCCGCTCGAATATAACGCTGCCATGCGCGCCACCGCCAAACATCGAAGTAACTCCCTCCCCTTTCAAAGTCAGCCGCTATAGCGGCAAGGACGAAGTCATGTCTGAAGAAAACCAAGCTCCAGAGTTTGAACTCAACGGCGCCCAGCCGCTGCGCCCTCCCCTGCTTTGCTTCCAAGTCGGCGAGTGCGACTGGGTGGCTGCTCGCGATGAGAACGAAGCACGTCGCGTGCTTGCGGAAATGAACGGCGATGACCCATCCGAATATGCGGACTGGGATGTCGAGCTGACCAGCGATGCTTTCCTCGATAAGCAGTGGGTCGACGAGGAGCCACCCCATCCTGAATGCGGTTGTCTCCGTCAGTGGCTGGCAGAGGCTACCGAACCTTCCTACCTGATTGGCACGGAGGGCTGAGCCATGATCCTCGCCCCGCTCTACATGGCCTACCTCATCTACAAGGGGCCGTGGCGATGAGAACGGTCACCCGATTTGTGGACGACTCTTCAGCAAAATACGGGATTCGCTTGGAGCCAGCGACCTACGAGGACGCCGAGCAGATCGCTGGATTCCGCTTGGATCGCCGTGTCAACTACTTCATCACCCAGGAAGGGGAAGTCGAGCAGGAAAGCTGGTGCACCTTGGAGTGCTCCGGGTGCAGCTGCGGCTGTGAGGGTGGCTGCAGCTGCGGCCCTTCAACGGGATGCAGCGAATGTGGTTACACGGGTAAACGGCGGCATCACTTTGGCTTTCCGCCATCCCCGCCAGAAAAGAGGCCAAGGCCATGACGCATCAACCGAAAGGCGGCATGTGCGCCACCTGCACCCACGCCCACCGAAATTGCAGCCATCTTCCCTTCAGCACCATGCCGCCGCTTTCCCGTGACGGGCAGACGGTGATTGTGCGCTGCACTGACTTCCAGAGGCGCCAGCGATGAACCGCATGGTCAGCGTCCGCACCGAGGAACTGGCCGGCCCGGCGCTGGACTGGGCAATCAACGCGATCGAGGGTGATCAGCAGCCTGCAGCGGGTCAGCTGGATCTTTTCGCACTGCCCGACGCCGAGCAGCTGATCACGAAGTACGGCGTTTGGGTCGATGTTGGCCACCGGCACCCATGGCTGGCAGACGCCACCAACGACCCGTTCAATCGTCACACCGGCACAACCCGAACCACCGCGGTGTTCCGCGCCGTGGTCTTCGCCAAGTGCGGCTCAACCGTGAAAGTCCCCGCCGAACTCATCCAGCAGCAACCCTACCGAATAACCACCTTCTGCCGCCAAGCGCGGCATGGAGCAATACCTCATGGAAACCGAAATCCTCTCTGACGAGGAGCTGGCCGAACTCACCGGCTACAAGGCCAGGGCCTACCAACGCCGCTGGTTAATTGATCGCCAGTGGGTGTTCGTCGAAAGCCGCGGTAAGCGTCCGCTGGTTGGCCGGATGTATGCCCGAATGAAACTGGGCATTATCAGCCCCACCATTGCCGATCCAAACCCGCCGCCGGCAGTTCCGGCATGGACGCCAGACTTTTCGCGAGTGAACTGATATGCGACCCCGCAAGACCGAGCACCAGCACCTTCCCCCTCGGATGTATAAGCGCTCACGGAAGCGCAAAAACGGTAGTACCTGGACCGCGTATTACTACCGCGATCTGCTCGGCAATGACATCCCTCTGGGCAAGGATCTCGATAAAGCTCGGCTGAAGTGGGCCGAACTCGAAGCCAAGGAAAAACCGCTCGACCTGCGCACCATGAAGGGAATCTTCGACCGGTACATTCGTGATGTAGTGCCCAAGAAAGCACCCCGCACGCAGAAGGACAATCTGGCGGAAATAAAGCAGCTTAGGCCGATGTTCGATAGTGCACCGATTGACTCGATCACGCCTGCGACGATTGCAGGCTATCGGGATGCACGATCGGCAAAGGTCCGTGCGAATCGTGAGATCGCGACCCTCTCCCACATTTTCAATATTGCCCGTGAATGGGGGCTAACGACGAAGGAAAATCCCTGCCAGGGCGTGCGCAAGAATAAAGAGACACCAAGAGACTACTACGCGAATGATGTTGTTTGGGAGGCGGTGCACAAGAAGGCAGCTCAAGAGCTGAAGGAAGCGATGGACCTTGCCTATCTGACCGGGCAAAGGCCGGCAGATGTGCTGGTTATGCGGAAGGATGATGTTGAAGGCGGATATCTGACTGTTCAGCAGAACAAGACGCACAAGAAGCTGCGCATTCAGATGACGACCGCCGGAGAGGCTAACAGCCTGGGCATCTTGATCGCGGCAATCACAGAGCGAAACGCTGCTCACGTTTCGAGCTACCTGATCATCAACCGGAGCGGTAAACGGATGACTGCGACGATGCTGAGGAAGCGATGGGACGCGGCGCGAGAGAAGGCAAAACTGGAAGCTCTTGAGCAGGGAGACGAGCTGTTGGCTAAGCGGATCGGTGAATTCCAGTTCCGGGACATTCGGCCGAAAGCGGCGTCGGAAATCAGCGATGTTGGTGACGCTAGCCTGTTGCTCGGGCACACAAAAGGCGACATTACTGAGCGGGTTTATCGCCGTGTCGGCGCGATCGCCAAACCCTCAAAATAG